GGGACGAAACAATCCACCACCAATCTTTTGCTTGTTGTATGGTGGTGAAGTTACAGTGCAATCAATAGAGTCATCATCAAGTTCTTCTGCTAACTCTATGCAATCACCAATTCTTAGATCAATCATAGTAATATTATAGCACAGGTGTCAAGAGGAAACTTTTAGGAAAGGACCAACCAAGTCTTCTTGATTAATATTCATCTTAGCTGCCCTAAAATAAATATACATCAAAAACTTAGAGAATGCATCACCTTTTTGTTGAGCATTTAGAATAGATTTTATAGTTCTCAAATGCCTCAACTTATTTCTAAGTTTGGATGAGAATGCATTCTTAGATGCTTTATAAAGAACTCTCACTTGCTTATCAGTCAGGTTATCTATTTGAATCGCTTGCTTCATAAATTGTTCAGGAGTGCGCGATTCTCCCATTATAGTCAAAGTTCCCAAATCAAAAATCTTTTTAGATGCATTGTATATGCTTACAAAGTAAGGAACCCAATAATTTGCATCTAACTTATCTGTTATCTTATCATCATATCCCTCACCACTGTATTCTTTAATCAATTGTTTCATTAATGGCATAGGAACATTACCAGTTTGAGCATCTGCTGGTCCTCTCTTTCCTTTATTTCCCTTAACAACTAAATCTTTTACCTCAGCTTTTGAACTCTTACCTTGCATTCTCTGTTCTATCTGATAATTATATGGATATGCTCCTACTGAGAATTGAGCTTTAAAAAATAATGAATTGCCTTTAAAATTTATCTTACCACCCCTATCAGATATTTCAAAATAACTATATGGTTTAGCTAAAAATTGTCCATTAGTAGCAGATATACCCTCTACTGGAACAGCATCAAGATTGGTTGGTGTTACTTTTACTGGAGCACTTTTTGTTTGTTTCTTTAGAGAAATAGGTAATAAAATATTTTCTCTTGCTAACTGAGAAAGATATGCATTAAGAGTCCCTATGAAAATTTCAGGTGGAGTTGGATCTTCAAATTCTTTTTGAAGTTGTTTTACTCTATTCAAAATATTTTCTTCTTGTTTACTATTAACAACAAATACATCTGCTGTATTCCAAGAATCTTTTTGCCCACCAAATATCTTTTTCTGTGCATCAGTAAAAGTATCCCATATTTTTCCCATTATATAACTTACCTTATCATCTTCAATCTTACCACGAGCCCAACCTACACCTCCATCATACCAACCATACTTCCATTTATTATTACCTAAAGTTTTTTTTAAAGCTGCAGCTTGATTCAAGAAAGTAATATACCAATCTTGTGGCATATTAGGATAAACTTCAGTTAATGTAGTTTTTAATTGTGCGTCTTTATCTGGAGTTAGATCTGCATTTTTTTCAATGGCATAATAAGTTGTAATAATAGAACACTGCTCTTGCTCTTCCTTAAATACCTTAGCCATTATGAATACTTTTTAAGTATTTAGATATCACCCTCCTTTCTGTTCTCTGACTTACTTACATCAAACTCACCACCAGGATATCTCTTCTTCAACTTATCAACATTCATCTCAATGATTTCATCAAAGGAAGTATCAAGTGCCATACATGCCTGTGCAATATACCAGCAGATGTCACCCAACTCTCTCTTCATATGAAATACATTATCTTCATTATAGGGTTTGCCTTGTAAGATAATCTTCTTTACTATCTCAGTAAACTCACCTGACTCAGCAGTCAAACCAAGTGCAGCAGTCAGCAACTGAGGAACATTACAATCATCCTCAAGTTCTAAATTATTTGTTCTGGCTATGAGTGAAGCATAATGAAGACTCTCATTACTAGTAACACCTTCTACAAACTCAAGGTACTTTTCAGTATCAACTGTCATTAGAATTTAAACCCCTCAAAAGATTTCTTTACTTTTTCTTCCTTATCATTATAATCTTGACTACTTCCATTGTCAACCATATCTTGTTGTGCTGTTTGCTCACAATCATATAGTCTCATCTTTGCTCTATCAATACCAACTACAAATCTTTTCCTAACAGTAGGGTCATTATATCTATTCTTTAATTGCTTGACTAGTATCTGATTTAAACCTTCCAACTCCTCAGTAGATATGAGAGCGAACATAAGGTCAGCAGTAGCAGGAAGTCCAAAGGATTCTGAAGTGTCAGTAAGCTCAACATCACTACTCCCAAAACCAGAACGAGTAGTTTGAGTAGCACTAACAATTGGTAAGTTAGCTTCAACAGCAAGACCCCTAAGCTCTTCTGCAATCGCTTTAATATAGGAATATGAATTGACATTACCATTTGCTCTATACCTTGAAGATGCACATATGTTCAAGTAATCTATGAATATTATATCAGGTCTGAATGATTTCTTCAATGCTAACTCATTTAGTAATGATTTAAAATGCCCTGAGTGTGCTGATGCTGTAGGGTATTCTTTTATAATTAATGTTCCTTGTGTTTTCTTTGCAAGTGCCTCTACCTTAGTATCAAACATAGGTTTAGGTAGATCTGTTATGTCTTGTATATTGACATTAAGTAAGTTAGCATCAATCCTCTCCGCAATCTTCTCCTCTGCCATTTCAAGAGTGATGTAGAGGACATCTTTTCCCTCGATGAGAGCACTGCTAGCCACATGACACATAAATAAAGACTTTCCAACCCCTGTGCCAGCCAAAGCAATGTTGAGAGTTTTGTTTGGTAAACCCCCTTTCGTAATTTTGTTAAAGTATTCCAGATCAAAGGGAATGCGATCTTCTTTTCTGTGGTACGATTCAAACCTTTTCTCATAGTCTTGTAGGTAATCATGTCCTATATGATTATCAAAAGAAACAGCTAGAGCTTCAGAAAGAATAGAAGGAATAGAATCTCTAGTCTTCTTCTCATCTTCACCATCAGCAATATGAATTGATTCCATTAATGCTAAGTATATAGCACGATCTCTACACCATTTTTCTGTAGAATCTACTAACCAATCTATCTCTCCAACTTCATCTTCAAAAGAAGAAATGATATCAACTATCTCTTTAAAGTTAGTATCATTGATATCACTACGTTTTTCTACCTCAATAGAGAGTATCTCTTTAGTTGCTAGTTTATTATACTTTTCTATAAAAGTAGAAATTTCTTGAAATATAATTTTCTGATTCTGATCTTCAAAATATTCATCCTTGATGAATGGAATTACTTTCCTAGCATATTCTTCATTATATATTAGGTTCCTGAGAATTAATAATTCAATTCTCTCCATAACTAAATTCCTTTTGTGCTATTTCATCAAGGGCTTGCATTACATCTGCAGTAAAGTAGGTGTCTGGATCTGAAAGGATCTGTTTTGCGTATATCTTTTTGCCTCCAATCTCATATCTTCCTGCGACATTCTTCCAGAGTCCCCCAATCTCACCCAGTTCCAGTAGACCATAGTAACGGTCAAGACCACGAGAATCATAAAAGAGACGTATTTCAACAGTTTTATTCTCCTTACTTAAACGTGATTTGTGAGTCTTTGCTTTGATAAGGTTTCCAATGACTTCTTTACCATCCTTCTCTTTTTTCTTGCTAAGATATATGATTGTACTTGCTGCGTACTTGAGGCCAGAGCCTCCTCCCATTTCTTTTGTAGGGATATAAGAACCGATGACATCATAAGTATGGTTGGTAACTATAAGTGGAATGTTTGCTTGACCAAGTTTCAAAGTAAGCATTCTGAATGCACCTTTCACAAGTTGAGATTTGGTCATATCCCTAACTTGCTTATCATCTAAGGCATCCCTAATCTCTTTCTCTGTAGAAAGCATACCCAAGGAGTCTAACACAAACAAACAAGGTTTACGTTCATCTGTGTCCTTCTTAAGATATATATCCACTGCCTTAAGTGCATTAGTTCTAAACTCTTCTATGGTTACTACATTGATAACAACCAATCTATCTAAGTCTATACCACGAGATTCCAGTAGGGGTTTATTAACTGCGGCTTCTGTATCAAAATATAAGCAATACCCATCAGGATTAGAGTCAAGAAAATTTTTAACAACTGCGAGAGAGAAGAAAGTTTTTCCAGTGCTAGATTCACCAGCAATAGCAGTAATCTTGTTCCCAGATACCCCACCATATATGCTACCTGATACAAGTCCATTAAAAATGTACGAACCTGTGTCCACATATCTTTCAGTTTCATCAATATCTGATGCCAGTTGGGTATATTCATTACCTATTTCTTTTACAATGTCTTTTAAAAAATCCATTACTTCTCCGTTTGCTGTCTAAGTTTACGATCTTCTTTAATATTTCTGAGTAGATGATAAAGTCTAGTATCTCCTCCTAATGCAAGAGCATTAATAATAGTATCTAAATCTTTATCGTCAATAGGTAATTCCATCATCCAAAAAAGAGTTCTAGGTTTACAGTTTTCTCAACATTCCATCCAATGGCATCAAGAATAATCTTGAGTGGTTCTAAGAATGACTTCTCAAATTGTAGGTCATAATCAACATACTTGTCAAGGCCAAGTTCTCTAGGAAAATCCTGAATGAATGATATAACATTCTCATGAATAACATTAGGTTTCTTCAGATAACAGAACTTAATCTTCTCACCATTTTGAATGAGTGAATATTTATTAGTCAAGTTATTCTTCTCTATGTAATGATTAAAAAGGAGAGCACCTCTTGCATGTATGGGAGTTCCCTTACCATAAATTGTAGAATGTGCTTTATACTTTTTGACATCTGATACTGTTCTAGGAAAAGCAATATCTTCTGGAGGAAGAGACTTAAATTCCTTTCTAGCATTATCAATAAACTTAATCACATCATCCTCTGACCCACTCATCATAATCTTAAGACCATCCTTAATCATTTGTCTGCATGGAGCAGGTGTAGAAGACTTAACTGCTTCAATACCCATCATCTTAAGTTTAGGTTCATCATATCTGACACCCTCACTATCCCATACATTCAGAATGTATCTCTTCTTGGCAGTCCATATACCCCTTTCAGCAATGTTCTCCCTCTTCATGAACATCTTCTGCTCATAGGCATTTAGATACCTGGCCAGCGTTTCATAAGCACCTTCAATAAAAGGCTCAAATTCATTCTCACACACCTTGTTAAGGATCTCTTCTCTC